TTAACCTGCCTTAATCTCGCCATGGGGAACCACAACCCAATCTATATGGTTTTGCGTATAGATCTTTGTCGACTTTGCATCGCTATGTGCCATTCGCCCTTGTGGATCTATTCCCTGCAGATCGAAAAGGTGAGCGGCCAACGCTCGGATTTCGTGAAAGGTTGGTCTTTCATCCATTGGCATTTTGTCGCAGAGACCCAACTTGTCACGTACCGCAGAAAATGACCGGCTTAAATAATCCGGCGCAACTTGGGTAGGGTGGGAAACCTCTTTGCTGCGTTTAACCTGCCGCTCAGGAATCCGATGAACGACAAACGGGCTGGCCACGTTATCGCGGCTTTCGTCAATGATCCGTTTCAATTCTTCCCCGATCGGGATTGCGACATGCGAGGCCTCTTTCTTCTGTACTTTCTGGCGGTGGATGTACAGCGTGCCATAAACCCCGTTTTCCGGCTGCGCCAGCCATACACACCCGCAGACTCCATCCTTTGGCTTACTGATTGAATAACGGATTCGTGACACTTCAAGGCGCGCGTGCGTCGTCTGCAATGCTAAATCCATCGCGGTGCGTAACCAGGGCTCGGCGGCCCGCCGAATGGCTTTAAAGTTATCGAGTGAAAGACGCTGGCGTTTCTTCTCTTCGGTTCTTCGCATTTTTTTGCGTGTAGCAGGATTATCAAACATCAATGATTCATCGACCGCATACGAGAACAATTTTTTAAGGAAGCTGACCTTCCGGTTTTGTACGTTCGCTGATGAATCTGAGTGGTAATGTTTTATGTAGGCGTTCACATGCTCCAGCTCAATATCGCAAGCTGGTATGTTGTTAAAGAATTCCTTCACCCTTAGTGCGTCGTTGTTCCAGTCATCAAGCGTATTTTGCGACGGACGTTCATTTTCAATCGCACGCGCCATGATGTGATCAACATGCTCGGCAAATGGTTTAGCCTCACCCGATACGCCGCCAGAATCACGGATAAGCAATTCAACTGACGGAGCATTTGCCTGCCGCATTCTGAGGTTGTATTCGCGCGCAATAGCGATGGCTATAGCCCGATCTTTCCCTATGTTCTTTTTCTTCCCTGTAATTAAGGTGAATTTATAAACGCCGCGATCTTTATCAAATATTAGATAATCAGGTAGATGGCGGTATTCTCTTTTTCTTGGCCTTGCTGCCATGTTTAACCCTCACTGATAAGCTGGCGAACCGCATGATTAACCATCGAGTCGACCCCCCATTTTTCAGATTCGAAGACGAAAACAGAGCCGTCGACGATTTTACCTGTGAGTAGGCCATTTTCGACCCAACGTTTAATGGTTCGATTATCCGGAATAGAGTCTTTGGTAAATTCGCGTTTTCCCCATTGACTCGCTTTCATAAGTTTTGCCATGGCAGGATCTCCATACAGCCCGGCTGCACCCGGGCGTGAGGTTTATTCTTCGGTGCTGGTGGCGGGAATAAGCTTTTGCCAGATTGCGGACACGTATTTTGCCTGGTGGCGAGCATCGGCCAGTGCATTGTGGGCTACACCATCAAATGGCATCTTGCGCTTAGGGTCGAAACCAAGTTGTTTGCCGAGCAACACCATGGTGCGCACGTCGCAGTCGTTCCAGAATTGCCACGGGCAGGTTTGGCCGGCGCGGTCGTAGGCTGAGCGTAAAATCACATTGTCAAAGTTAGAACCATTACCCCAGACTTTCAGATATCGTGGGTTGTCAGAGTGACGGCTGATAAATGAACTCAACTCAGAGAGAGCAAATGTAATGCTTCTGGTATCGTCAGTACAAATAGCTGCTCGGGCCTCTGATGATTGTTTGAGCCACCACAGGATAGTGTCACCGTCAGGTGTCGCCCCCTGATCCATAGCACTGGCGAGGTTAACGGCCATATAAAACTCTGCGCCCAACTCACTGCTTTTCGGGGCGAAGAATACAGCGCCGATCGCGACGATTGGTGCAGCAGGTTTATTGCCCATAGTTTCGAGGTCGATCATTAAATGGTTCACGCTAATTTTTCTCCTTTTTCTGCGCTGCAGCTAACATAGCCGCCAGCGCTGTGTTTTGATCCATTGCTTCAGTTAGTGCGGCGTAGGTAACGTCCAGACGAGTAGCGGTATCGCGCATTAACTTCGCTGATGCTGGTGGCAAATCTTGTGATGCGGCATGTGCAGCCGCAACGAGGTCTTTTACTTTTACGTGTGCCATTAGCGCCGCTCCACCAGCTGGTTAAAGCGATTCATGAACATGCCGTAAGACTGCCCAGGGCGGACAGGATTAATAACGAATTGGTCAGTGGGAATAATTCCGTCGAGCATAGGCCAGTGAGTTCCGTCGTCGATCTCGAAATCACGGCGTTCGCTGGCCAGCATGACTAAGTCGGCATATTTAACGGTAGGGTGCTGCTCTGCCGGCAGACCAAACTTTTTGCGGATCGCCGCATCAACACGTGTTTCTATAACCTGGTAGTCGGGCAGTAATCGCTTAAGCGGCGCAGGGATGTCTTGCATATAAGCCTCTGCAGCGTCATGCAGTAAAGCCTCGAGTGCGAACTCCTGCGGCACCAGGTGGCTAACCAGAACGCTATGCTGTCCAACGCTGTAGAACTCCGGCAGATGGCCGGCAAAGCGGCAGATGTGCGAAAGGGCTGTTGCAATGTCCTCAATGACGATAGCGTCCTCTTGAATATCGTTATAATTAAAGTGCTTGCCAGACAGTGTTTGAATAAAGCTCATCGTATTTCTCCGTTTAATAGCGCTCTGCACAGCGCTGAATTTTGGGTGTAGAAATCCCTCGCCAGGTGGCGATTAATTGCAGGATTACGCTTTAATAAATCCCCGCGGCGCCGGGGATTTAATGGAGAGCAATCAGGCTTTGAAGTTGCCGATAAAGGTTTCTACTGGCTTGCCGTCGAACTTACCAGTCAGCAGATCGCGGAACTCATTAGCAATAGCTTCTTCCTGGGCTTCCAGCTGGACGATACGCAGGACGAATACCGGGTCAGAACTTTTCAGCAGACTATTGCGCAGGCTGAATGCACGTTCGCCGAGTCCTTCATACGGCACACATTTGAACTCGAACGCTACCGGCATCACGTCTTTACTGCTGGCTTCGATACTCTGCATCAGCGATTTTTTGCCACTGAAATCACCATCCTCATGATCGGAGGCGTTAGTTTGCTGAATGGTGACGCGGCGAACTGCCTGTGCTGCCTGGGCGATTTTCATCGTGTTGCCGTCGGCATCGAAGGCAATAAGGTAATCGCTCCAGTCTTCCAGCCATTCGGCGATTTGCTTCTGATTGAGGTGATCGCCGTTGATCGACAGCAGCGCGCGGAACGGTGCGGTTTTTTTCAGTTTGATCGAAGCGACGTTATCAGCGTGGCCGGGATTATCAAGCGTGCCAATGTTGAAGATGGAGCGCGCCAGCATGTTATCGGCATCGATAAAGCAACGGGCTTTTTCGTCTTCCCGGGCATAACCAACGGAGTAGCGAACGAAATCGTCAATGCTGGTTGTGTCCATGGCACCGCGGAAACGGAAGCGCTCAAGAGCAAAACGCTCCAGACTTTCAACGTTGGTGTCTTGTGGTAGTAGGGCGGTCGGGCAGGCTAAGCCGTGGATATCGTTCAGGTGATAACCGGAAAGCACCAGGTCTTTAACCTGCTGAAAAGTACCGCTGTCTAACTGAGACATATAAATTCCTTATTAACTGATTAGCGAAGTGATATCAGTGAATTTGTGCGCGCGGTTCACTGAGCCGCTTTAAGCTTTCCGTCCACCGTGCCGGTGATTCCGAAGAGTTGCCCCTGATCCTCCTGCAGGATGGTGAGCTTGCCGCCCTTGTTAACCCACATTGGTGTTTCGGTGGTGTCCTCTTCCGACGCTTTGCCGCGGGGAGTTGGAGTGCTGTAGTTCAGCTTGTGCTTAATTTTGACGCGCTTCTCTTCAACAGAGTTGCCCATACGCTCAAAATCAAAGGTGAGGACAACTTTGCCTTTGTTGCCGTTGTTCAGAACGCCGAGCGCGGTGGTATTTAGAGCCGCCGCAATCTTGTTCATGAATACGCCGGCGTCCAGTTCGCCCAGGAAATCGGGCACTACTGTCATGCGATCATTACTCATGGTTTTACCCTCTCGAAAGGCGGCTGCCACCGCCGGGAATTTCTTCATACACAACAGGGAAGAGCACCACCGGCACCGGGAACTAACCCTGCCCGGATCCGAGTTCAAAGCGTGGACCCTCTCTCCTTCAGGCTCTGAACTGGTGCTCTTCCCTGTTGTGTAAAAAAAGGGCCCATCGAAGAGACTGGGCAAAGACTACACACAGCAATTCGAGTTGTGGCGGTGGTGCCTCCACCTGCCGGACCGGCCAGAACCGGCGACGCTACACCACAAGAAACGTATTCATTTCAAAAGTTGAAATAAAAACTTGTTGGCCTCGTCACGTGCGCAGAGCCGCATTACCACAACGGTGAGAGCACTGTTTACCTGCTTTACCGCGTCGCGTCTCACGCAGTCCGATAATCAGCAATGCTCTCGCCTGTTGTGCCCTTAAAAAGCTGGCTGTCACCCTCAAGGGGAAAGTGAGCAGCCAGAACAGGGATCACTTCATATTGCTTTGGCCTGCTTTTAACCAAATCAGGCGCGGTGGTAAGCCATTTGCGAATCATCCGGTCATTCATACGCCACCGGCGGCTACTTCGTGGGCTTCCTGCCTGTTCGCTGTTGATGAAAATGAAGATAAAAGATATTTGCGAAATGCGCAAGAAATAAAATGCGTAAAACGCAATTGAAGGGGCGTAAAAAAACCGCCGTGTAGGCGGTTCTTTGTTCTTAGGGGGGTTATCCGTGCCGTTTAACTGACTGAGACTGACTGATCATTACCTTGCCGAAAACGTAAAATCTGTCTTCATTGGACTTATCCACTGACCACTCCCGATATTTAGGGTTATCGGAAATGACAAGAATCTTATCTGGGATCATCTGTAATCTTTTTACGTAAATTTTATCATCAAAACCAAAGACATAAATCCCATCACCATCAAACTCATTGACCGAAATATCTACGAAAATCAAATCACCTGGTTCAATGGTATCAGCCATGCTGTCACCACGAACGTTAATCACTTTGACCGTATCTGGTGTTCTCCCACCAAATAATGCGGCGGCCCTTTCGTTGTTGTACTCAATGGACCTGATGACATCGACGACATCACTACCTTGTATATGGCCCGTGCCAGCACTGGCGCTGACATCGAGCAACTCGACTCTAAACACAGGGTCACCCTCTCCATAAGTTGGATTTTTACCACTGGATTTACATACAGTAGTTTCATTTGGAGACGGTGTAAAGAGTTCTGCCACGCTAACACCAAGAGCCGTAGCATATTTGCTAAGCGATTGTTCAGTAAATGACTTTTGTTTTCCTGTCTCCACCCGAGAGACGTTTGCACCGTCAATACCTACAGCTTCAGCAAGATCTGAAATTTTCATGCCCTTTTCGAGGCGTAATTCTCTAATGCGGTTTCCTATGTTCATGCGCCCATTACAGGTTGTTTTTGCGTGATATGCAAAGCAACTTGCGCAAGTCGTAAGTACACATTAATATGCGTATTACGCAATTACAGGGGGCATTATGCAATCACCGTTAAGAAATTTGCGAAAATCGCAAGGTTTGACTCTCTCTCATGTGGCTAACTTGGTGGACATTGATCCAGCAAACCTCAGCCGAATTGAAAGGGGCCAACAAATCGCATCACTCGATGTAGCTGAAAGGCTTGTGAAGTTTTATTCGGGCCAAATTGATGAGCTCCAAATTTTGTACCCGCACCGTTATACGCAGGCTACAGAAAATGGAGCAGCATCGGTACCACAGGAAAAAGGGGAAAGCCGTGGGTAACGAACCGGAATGGAAAGTTGATAAGCAGCCAGCCTGGCTGGTGGCCGCAATCAAAAAAACGATCACCGAGCTTCCGGGCGGGTATTCCGAAGCTGCTGAGTGGTTGGGTGTGACCGAGAACGCGCTGTTTAACCGACTGCGTACCGATGGCGATCAGATCTTCCCGCTCGGTTGGGCGATGGTGCTTCAGCGTGCTGGTGGTTCAAACCACATAGCGAACGCTATTGCACGTCACTCGAACGGTGTTTTTGTGCCATTGGCTGAAGTTGAAGAGATTGAGAACGGCGATATCAACCAGCGTCTCATGGAGTCAGTTGAGTGGATCGGCAGGCATTCGCAATACGTCCGTAAAGCTACCGCTGACGGCGTTATTGATGCTCAGGAACGCGCCCAGATCGAAGAGAACAGCTATCAGGTGATGGCTAAGTGGCAGGAACATTTGACGCTGCTTTTCCGTGTGTTTTGTGCGCCGGAAAAGAGTGACGCCCGCGAGTGTGCAGCTCCGGGCGTCGTGGCGAATAAATCAATGTGTATGGAGAAATCCGCATGAGCAATTTAACCGCAAATAATCAGCGTTCGCAACTTCGCGCATTGCCAGTTCGCGGTGGTAAAGGCGTTATTGCGTATTGCTATGCCGTAAGAATACCGGGCGGATGGGCCCAGGTTAACCACAGCTTTACCGAATGGGCTGTGGGGGACTTTATTGCAAAGGGAGGGAAGCCGAATGACGCAGCAGATCAATAATCCATTCAAAAAGGCGATAACTCCTGCGGTTATTAACGGCATTGTCACAATGAGTAGCCGTGAAATAGCTGAGCTAACAGGAAAAAAACACGGCCATGTCTTGAGGGATATTCGAGCATACATAGGAGCAATTCTTCAAATCGAAGAAGGAATGGAACCTCGAAGCCTTGAATGGTCGGATCAAGGGGGTATGCAAGTTGTTGGAGACACCCCTGTTGGCGGCGTTACTCTTTCGGAAGAAACGAACTGGCAGAATGGTCAGCGCTATCCTGTTTATCTTTTGGATAAGTCAGCAACGTTAACCATTATCGCTGGTTACAACATTGCATTAAGAAAACGGATCATTGATCGCTGGCAAGAGCTGGAAGAATTATCAGCTAGGCCGCTCGTACCTCAAACCTTGGCTGAAGCCCTGCGTCTGGCTGCCGATATGGCAGAACAGAATGCCGCTCTGGAAGACAAAGTGCAGCAGGACGCGCCAAAAGTGGCTTTCGTTAACCACTACGTTGAAGCCGGCGGCGCCAAAAGTCTGCGTGAAACCGCAAAAATCCTGAACATGCCGGAAAAGGCCATGATCGACACGCTGCTGCGCGACAAGGTGCTGTTCCGTCAGTCCGGCAACTTGCTACCTCATGCCCTGCGTCAGCGCGAAGGCCTGTTTACTGTCAAAACGGGTACATCGGATTATGGCCATGCCTACACCCAAACCCGAGTAACTCCCCGCGGCGTCCAGTGGATAGCACAGCGTTACGCCTCTGAACTGATGGGAGGTTGAATATGGAAGAGAATATTCAACCAATGGACCGTCTTTATCGCGACCAACACGGCATTGTTGTGCATGTAACTGGCTATGACGCTGCCCGCCAGCGTGTGATTTACCGCCGCCCGGGATATGAGTGGGAGTGTGTTGCTCCGATGATTATCTTCCGTGCCAGATTCAAGAGGATTGATAAGTGAGCGTCAAATTATCCGCATATGTCTGGGATGGTTGCGCCGCTGCAGGCATCAAAGGCAATAAGTTATTGATCATGCTGCGTTTGGCTGACTATGCCAGCGATGAGGGCATCGCATATCCAAGCGTTGCGACGATTGCGCGCCAGCTCGGCGCCGGGCGCAGTACCGTTATCACTTTGATCGGTGAGCTGGTTAAAGATGGCTGGCTGACCAAAAAAGAACGTCGCTTGGGACAGCGTAGCACCAGCAACCTTTACACCCTGAATGTTACCAAGCTTCGTCAGGCTGCAAATGAACATTATGAGGGTCCAAAATCTGGACGTTCAGAATCTGAACCTTCGGATTCTGGACGTCCAGGATCTGAACGTCCGAAAGAGCCAAAAAATCAGGGTTCTCAGGGTCCAGAAACTGGACACGATCCGTCAGTAAATTCAAATACAGATCCATCAGTAGGATCTAAACCTTCTTGTCCGGTTCCTGCGGAACCAGACCCGCAAGTGGTTCTCACTGATTTAGCGAAACAGGTTCTGTCCCATTTGAACCAAACGACAGGATCCCGCTTTCAGGTTTGTGCTACGTCGCTAGAACACATCAGGGCTCGCCTCCGCGAAGGCTTTACCGTTGCGGAAATGGCGCTGGTGGTGGATTACAAAAACGAGGACTGGAAAGACTCAGAGCAGGAGGAGTATCTCCGTCCAACAACCCTGTTCATCCCGAAAAATTTTCCAGGCTATCTCAAGCGCGCTGGGAATTGGGACAAGGCAGGGCGCCCGGCGAAGAAAAACGGTAAGTGGGAGAAGGGCACCAATTCATCCACCAGCGCCAGCTTCAGCCAGGATGTAGGCGTCGATATTGCCGAACGTGATCTTGCCTGGCGTCGGTACCACGGCCTTGAAACTGATAACGAGCCGAAGAGCGAAATCGAGGTAAAGGTTCGCGAGAGGGCCGATCGCGATGGGCTGAAAGCAAAGGGGCATGACCATGGTTTAGCTCAGTTTGGATGGAACAATATCTGGTCTGTAGTGGCCAAGAACGGAGGAGCGGCATGAATCTTAGTCCTTACAGCCAGGCACTGGCGAAGCTGCGCGCCCGGGAAGCACATTATTTGAAAGAAGTAGGTGATCAATGGCGGACGCCGGATCTGTTGTTCTGGGGGGTTAACGCTATGTTTGGTCCGCTGGTCCTGGATTTGTTTGCCGACGATAGCAACGCCAAATGCCCGGCATGGTACACCGCTGAAGTTAACGCATTAACGCAGGACTGGTCTGAACGGCTGGCTGAGCTCGGTGGCGCAGCCTTTGGCAACCCACCGTATAGCCGTTCTCAGTATCATGAAAAGCAGGCGATTACGGGCATGACGCACATCATGAGTTATGCGTCTCAGCAGCGCGAAAACGGCGGTCGCTACGTTTTCCTGTTGAAGTCAGCAACGAGTGAGACATGGTGGCCTGAAGATGCCGATCACGTCTGTTTTATCCGTGGCCGTATTGGCTTCGATCTGCCGACCTGGTTTGTGCCGGCGGATGATAAACAGAAACCCACCAGCGCCTTCTTTGCTGGCGCGATAGTGATCTTCGATAAGTCCTGGCGCGGCGAGCGTTTTAGCTATATCGATCGTGTCGATCTGGAAGCAAAAGGGCGCGCAAGTATGGCGCTGGCACAGTTCGCAATCGGTAAGCAGGCTCAACCAGTAGAAACGAAAACAATCCCGAAAACCGCGGTTGAAACCGAGATACCGCTGCAGCAGCTGGCAATCCTCGATCAGAGTGGTATTCAGGCATGGGCCTGTGTAGTAGCAGCCTTTGGCGATAAGCCAGAGTATACCTTTGCCGAATCTAAGTTCGGGCATACATGGGCGGCGGATTCCGTAGATAAACCAGAGATTACTCCGGTGCATCCTGATGTAATTGCAAAGGCACAATCTTTAATTGCCTATAAAAATTCCCTAGAGGCGCTGGTGGGATGGCTGAACGATGAAGAATTCGAATCTGATGCTGCCCGGTCCGAAACTATCGAGCGCATGAGTTCTGTCTTTAGTGAGTTTGCGGATGAATGCAAGGTCACGGACTTTATTGTCATTGTAGCTAATCTGGAAAAGTCGAATTGGTTCAATAGTCGAGTGATCCGCAACCATGTTCGTAAAAATATCACTCCAGCCGTTGAGAATCAGGTAGAAGCTCGGATCTGGCCTTTGGAAGTTAATCTGGTTTTTGAACAGGTGGATGGTGCTTCAGAACTGGGTGAGCCTCAGCAAAATAAGGTAAAGGCCCAGATTAATCAGCTCTGGCTGGAGCGCATGGCAAAGGATGAAATTATTGCATTGGCAGCCGGTATGGTGAGTGAGCTATCAGGAGTAGTGGCATGAGAGCGCTGCTAACTCCTGAAGTGGTGCCACGCTTAGGCGTGGTACTGTTTAAGCCAGGTAAAGAACTGATGAGGCTTTTCCGCAACGGGAGAGTGCTAATCGAGTCTGAGCCAAAAAGTATGGCGGGGCTGGAGGCTGGTGCCGTTCCTGACGCGCGCCAGCCACTGGCTGAGGATAAGGAACTGGAGGGATTTTTTACCAGTGAAAAGGTAATTAATGCGGCAGGCGGCCTGCCTGCCCTTGAATACTGGCTGGAACGCAATAAACGCGAATGTCAGTTTCGCCATTCTGATTATCACCACAATGAACTGGTGACCATGCGTCATCCTCCGGGAGCGATTCAACTCTGTTGGTATTGCGACACGCGCCTGCGGGAACAAACAACGAAAACCCTCAGCGATCTGGCTCGCCGTAATGTTGTCGACTGGATCATTGATACAGCGATTTTGGATCTGCAATTGGGCCTCGAAAGAGAGTTATCCCTCGCAGAGCTGTGCTGGTGGGCAGTATATGCTGGCGTCGCCGATGAGATAACCGAGACGATGGCCCAGCGCGGTCTTCGCTTACCAGAAGATAAATTCCAGTCCGTATATAAAGAAAGCGACATCCGGCCTTCAGTCGCTGCCACCAACATTTTGCGGGAAAAGTTACCTACAGATGCACCAAAGAAAAACGGCCACAGCCAAAACGCCCTGGCGCTGCCAGAGCAGCCGAAGGTTCTGTCGCTGGCTGTCGATCCTGAGTCGCCTGAATCATTCATGCTTAAACCTAAGCGCCGCCGTTGGGTTAACCAGACATACACCGATTGGGTAAAGCGTCAGCCATGCGAATGCTGTCGTCGCCCCGCAGATGATCCGCATCATGTCATCGGGCATGGCATGGGCGGTACCGCAACCAAAGCCCACGATCTCTTCGTGTTTCCTCTGTGCAGAGAGTGTCACGACGAGCTACATGCCGACGTAAATGCGTTTGAAGAGAAAAACGGCTCACAGCTTCAGCTGTTGTTCCGTTTCCTTGATAGAGCCATAGCGATCGGCGTGATTGTAAAAGCATAAGTGTATGGAGCACTGAGCAGTATGGACCTACAAAATCTGGAATATACCCGTATTGAAGTTCGTCGAGCGTTGTTGGATTCATCCGGCGCAACAAAGGGACAACTCGAGGCATTCAGCGAGAACCCACCAGCAGATAAGAATAAAAATCCACGGCGCGCCAGCCACATGGTCGTTCTTGGTGGGGGGATTGGCTGCGGCCCGTCTGTAGTTAAAGCTCTGACCACTCCTGTTCATGTGATGGAGACTCGCAGCCGCCGCCGGCCAATGCCACCCATCAATGATATCGAGTTTGGGTATTCACCGTGGCGCCGGGCTGTGAACCAGCTGGAAGAGCATCACCAGGCATGGGTGCGCTATTGTTATGGCTTCGACCTTAACTTTCGGTACCAGACGATAATGTGCCAACACGTCTGGACTGAATACCAGAGTTATCAAGTGGGCAGGGCGATCCAATCGAGAGTAATAAAAAAGCTTGTGGGGCTGGTCTGGTTGGCTGCCCAGGAGGTTGCCGCGACACGGAATAATGAGACTTATAAAGCCTACGCTGGCGCAGCACTGGCGCGTATGGTTTCCGTTGATCGTTCGACATGGAAAAGAGTGTATGCCGGTCATTGGGATCGGCTTAAAAAGGCTTTCGTTGAGATGGATAGCAACGCATTGCAACACATCTACAGCCATCATGAACAAATAGAAGAGGCCAGAACTGAAAAATGTGATTAAAGTTGGCTATCTTCGTCAAACTGGCTTGCAAAATGCAACAAAATGAGCGATATTTTAGGGTAATTTGATATTCTGCCATATTTATAAATAACCTCGCTTAGGCGGGGTTTTTTTATGCCTTCTGCAATTACTTCTTGATGACGTTAGCAACCAGAGTTATCTGTATGTCATACCGTTTTAACAGGAAAAAGACATGCTAAATCAAGATGATATGACGGAAGTGGCGCGCGCGGTTTTCAATGAGTTAAGTGATGAACCAGCTACGGTTGGGGAGATTTCGCAAAACACGCATCTGACGCGTGAGCGCTGTCAGTTAATTTTAACGCAGCTGGTAATGGCGGGTTTATCTGACTATCAATTCGGATGTTACAAGCGCCTCCCTTAATGGGGGCTATCTGCTGTGAAAATGGGCGGCTGGTGGGTGTTGGAGCACCCGACCAGCCATTCGCTCATGTAGAAGGTCACAAGCGAACCAAGGCCCACTGCTTTAGCGCAAAAGCATAGTGAGCCTATCAGAGTCCTGCTTACTGATCTATGAAAAATACTGTAAAAATATCCAGTGCTGAATTAATCAACGCTGATTGCCTGCAATATCTTCCGTCCCTCCCTGATAACTCCATTGACTTGATAGTTACGGATCCGCCGTATTTTAAGGTTAAGCCGAACGGTTGGGACAACCAATGGAAAGGGGATGAGGACTATTTACGTTGGCTTGATATGTGTCTGGCGCAGTTCTGGCGTGTTTTAAAGCCGAACGGTAGCCTTTACCTGTTCTCTGGTCATCGGCTTGCCTCAGATATCGAAATTTTAGTGCGGAGTCGGTTTAACGTACTGAATCACATCATCTGGGCGAAGCCATCAGGACGGTGGAATGGCTGCAATAAAGAGAGTTTACGGTCCTATTTTCCAGCTACAGAGCGAATATTGTTTGCTGAGCATTATCAGGGACCGTATCAACCAAAAGATGATGGGTATGCGGAAAAAAGTAACGACCTTAAGCAGCATTTGATGGCGCCGCTTATATCTTATTTCCGTAATGCTCGAGATTCGCTTGGCGTTAGTGCTAAGCAGATAGCTGACGCTACCGGCAAAAAGAACATGGTGTCGCACTGGTTCGGCATTAGCCAATGGCAGCTGCCAAACGAAAGCGACTATTTAAAACTGCAGGCGCTATTTTCAAAGATCGCCGCAGAGAAGCACCAGAAGAACGAGCTGGCCCACCCTCACCATGAGTTAGTAGCAACCTGGCATTCTCTGAACCGCAAATATTCAGAATTGCTGGAGGAATACAAATCCCTCCGGCGTCAATTCGCCGTTACGGCGCTTGTTCCCTATACGGACGTTTGGACGCATAAGCCGGTTCAGTTCTATCCCGGTAAGCATCCATGCGAAAAACCCGCAGATATGCTCCTGCAGATCATCAATGCCAGTAGTAAGCCTGGTGATCTCGTTGCTGATTTCTTTATGGGATCCGGGTCAACTATCAAGGAAGCAATTAAGTCTGGCCGGCATGCCATAGGGGTTGAGCTGGAAGGCGAACGGTTCGAGCAAACTGTTGACGAGATCCGCAAAATGGCTGGCTGAAATGAGAAAAGGCACCCGAAGGTGCCTTGTGTAATTTAGCCTCTGGCTATCTCTTTTCTTGCAATCTCAGATAGAAAAGCGGAGCGGTTTTTGTACCGTCCATTTTTTTCTATGTAACTGTCGATTGCAGTCAATAGATTACCAGGCATGGTGAGATTAAATTTGACGGCTTTTGTTTCGTATTTTGATGGGTCAATCTCGACAAGCGCCAAGAAGCCGTTATCCATGGTGAGACGTTCATCACCCAGATAATCGGCTGGATCACTTGGCGCAGGCACATGACCGCCTTGTTCAGTCAAAACTTCCATATGCTGACCGAAAGCTGACTCCGCGTCCCTCAATGCGCTTTCGAGGTTGTTCCCGGCAAACATGCAACCTTCGATGTCAGGAAAGTAGCCATCAAAAGTGCCGTCATCGGCTTTGAAAATAAAGAGCGGATAAATCATAGGTACCTCACTAATTGCGTATTGATAACCCTTGCAGAGAGGGGCGGCTTTCGCCGCTCCCTTTTACATCAATTTAAGTCCTGATATCTGTTGAGCCTGTCTAACAATCCCCTTTGAAGAATCCTTTCTGGGGTGGGGAATGGTGATTATTTTCTCTATTCCCGGTTTTGTTAGCGTTACATGGCTTCCTGTCTGTCTTTGCTTAACCCAACCATCAGCTATCAGTTTTTTGATTAACTCTGCACTGCTCATCAATCCTCCGTTTCGTTAACATGTGGGTATTATACCCACCATTGACGAAGCATGCAATAGGTTAGTGGTTATAGTACCCACCTTTTTTAATCTCACGGTTAACACCTCAGCAGGAGGTGACGGATGAACAAAATCATGCCTGACAAAATCTTTTCAGCGGCTACGTACTGCACGTCAGGCGGCCTGATTTGTACTGGCCTGGCGCGTGTTTATGACTGGTTCCATGGTCTTGACTGGAACTTCATTGCGCTTGTCAGTGGTGTAGTGATCGGCGTCGCCACTTATTTCACGAACCTTTATTTCAAACGTCGGCAAACCAAAGCCTATGAGGATGCGCTCAGGCGGGGGTATGTGACGCAACTGCCGCAGGATAAATAAAATGGCATCCCTGAAAACGAAACTCAGCGCAGCCATGCTGGGATTAATAGCGGCTGGTGCATCCGCCCCAACCCTGATGGATCAGTTCCTGGATGAGAAAGAAGGAAACAGCCTTACAGCGTATCGCGATGGCGCCGGTATCTGGACGATATGTCGTGGAGCGACCCGGGTAGATGGAAGGCCTGTAACCCAAGGGATGAAGTTAACCCAGGCCAAATGCGATCAGGTGAATGCCGTCGAGCGCAATAAAGCGCTGGCATGGGTTGATCAGAATGTGCGGGTTCACCTTACGCCTCCTCAAAAGGTCGGAATTGCCAGTTTCTGCCCCTATAACATCGGGCCCGGTAAGTGCTTTCCTTCCACTTTCTACCGCAAGCTGAATGCCGGTGACCGTAAAGGCGCCTGCGCTGAAATTCGCCGGTGGATTTTTGATGGCGGAAAAGATTGCCGCGTGCGTTCCAACAATTGTTACGGCCAGGTCTCTCGCCGTGATCAGGAAAGCGCGCTGACTTGCTGGGGGATTGACCAGTGAGTGCAGCCTACTTAAAGCCAGCTATCGCCGTAATGGTTATTGCTGGTGCCTTTGTTGCTGGTTTAGCCTGGAGCGATCGGGCATGGGAAAAGCGGTGGGCTGAACGTGATAGCGCCGAATCGGCTCAGGAAGTTAACGCGCAAACCGCCGCCCGGATGATTGAACAAGGGCGTTTAATCGCCCGCGATGAGGCCGTAAAAAATGCTCAAGCGCAAGAAGCCGCAGCGCGTACTGCTGCCGCTAATCTCTCTGATACTGTTAGCCAGCTGCGTCAGCAGGCAAAAAAACTTGCCACCCGCCTGGACGCCGCAAGCCACACCGCAAGTCTTGCCGCTACCGTCAGAAGCAAAACAACCGGCGCCACCGCCGGAGTGCTCGCCGACATGCTTGGAAACCTTGCAGAAGAAGCTCGACGGTATGCTGCAATCGCTGACGAACGCTACACAGCAGGAATGACCTGTGAGCGGGTTTACGAATCAGTAAGAACGTCTATCCCCAGTAAGGGATAATGTGGTGTTTATCCCTTTGTGGGGATATCAACTGTATAGCCTCGCATCTGCGGGGCTTTTTTATTCGCAAAAGGTAACGCGATGAAGAGCTTAAAAATTGAATACGTAGACGGGAAGCTGGTGGCCCTCGAGCGGGATGGTAAATCCTACATGGATTTGCCGGTAAGCGCGGTTCACTTCACACACAGTATGAAAACTAACCCGTATCTCAAGGTTGAGATTGAGGCTGGTGGTGAGCCATATGTCCCGGCAGAACCGGCGCAGCCACCAGCGGCCGCCGAAAAAACGGTGACAGTGAAGGAAGGAGAGCTCATGCCTCCTGATGATAGTGCCCCCAGGGCAGAACGCCGTTCCCGTCATCGCAACCGTAACCGTAACAGGAGCCAGTAATGTTTAACCGTAATGATCTAACCCTCACACTGTTCTATGCATCCAGCACGAGTGATGAGGGGAGTAAAGTCGCAATGTTCACTGTGCAGGTAAACAATACAGACATGGTGTCTGTGCAGAGCAATACGCTGCAATGCATTACTGACAAGTCTGGTAAGAAGGGGTATTCCGTTGGTGAACAAACGATAAGCAATGGCTCAGACCCACTTTTGATTGCTCTCGAAAACTACTGGCGAGTGAATACCGAGGCCGTCGTTAATGGATTGATGGCAGATGTGAGCGACTTTATCGCGGGTAACGTCAGCCAGTCCTCTACATACCTTGGATTCAGTGGTCTGAAGATCTTCAACAATGTGCCTTTGGCGGAACGTATCCCTGAAAGTGTATTGCAGGCCGATGGTGGCGCATCTGCAGGCTGAGCATTCACAGAGGCTGTTCAATGAGCGGCCTCGATAATTGCCCAGCAATTGCAAACGATAATCATTATTTAATGGGTCCTCCCGGCGGGGCGGCCTTCCACGGGGCGGCGCGCTCGCGGGAATCGGCTGGTTTTCTGGATCCATGGTCATCATCATCATTTGCGCAGGTTTTTGATTTTATTGATGCCTGTTTTGCAATGATGTCGAAACGGTTAAAAAGTGTTCACCATCATGGATCAGGAAATCGCTTCTCTGAAGCTGAATATTAATCAGCTGGCGGGCATAACCAATGTCCACCGCCAGACGGTGGCCGCCAGGCTGAAAAATGTCGAACCAGCACCAGGCAGCAACAGCAAACTAAAACTGTTTTTAGTGACCGACGTTCTGGCGGAATTAATGATCCCAACGGTTGCAACCAGTCTGGAGGATATGCCACCGGCGGACAGGCTGGCGCACTGGAAGGCGGAGAACGAGCGGATCAAATTTGAGCAGGATACGGGGCAGCTTATCCCGGCAGATGAAGTGGCCAGAGAGTTTTCAGTCATGGCTAAAGCCGTTGTGATGGTGCTCGAAACGCTTCCCGATGTACTCGAGCGAGATTGCGCGCTTTCCCCTGCAGCGGTTGCCCGGGTGCAGAGTGTGATTGACGATTTGCGCGACCAGATGGCCCAAAAGGTCATGGAAGCCGAAGCAGAGGAGGATGAGCCAGAGGAGGACTGATGGCAAAGCGGGCATCCGCCAGGGGGATCCGACGGGATGTCTCCGGAATTTTACGCGCGCCACGCCGCATGCTGGTTGCCGACGCGGTAGCCGAGTATATGCGTGTGCCGATGGGCGCCGGTAACTCGGTCCCATGGGATCCTAATCTGGCCCCATATGTTATAGAGCCGATGAACTGCCTGGCATCGCGTGAGTACGATGCTGTGGTATTCGTTGGTCCCGCGCGAACGGGTAAGACGATTGGCCTGATTGACGGATGGATCGTATACAGCATTGTTTGTGATCCGGCGGATATGCTGGTTATTCAGGTATCAGAAGAAAAAGCACGTGAACACTCGAAAAAACGTCTGGACCGGACATTCCGATGCAGCCCTGAAGTAAAAACCAGATTGAGTCCGCGTCGTAACGATAACAACGTTCACGATCGTACTTTCCGCGCTGGTAACTATCTGAAACTTGGCTGGCCCTCAGTCAATATTATGTCGTCGTCGGACTATAAATTTGTTGCGCTAACCGACTACGACCGCTTCCCGGAAGACATCGACGGGGAGGGAGACGGATTCTCGCTTGCCTCCAAACGTACTACTACGTTTATGTCTTCGGGTATGACCCTGGTCGAAAGCTCACCGGGCCGCGACATTCTCGATACGAAATGGCGGCAGAGTTCACCCCATGAAGCACCTCCCACGACGGGCGTGTTGTCGCTGTATAACCGCGGCGACCGCCGGCGGCTTTACTGGCCTTGCCCGCATTGTGGGGAATATTTTCAGCCTGAAGTTGCCAACATGACGGGCTACCGTGACACGACGGACCTGGTCACAGCCAGCGAAGCGGCCTATCTGCAATGCCCGGCCTGCAAAGGAAAAGTGCTTCCTGCGATGAAGCGCGAGCTGAACATGAAAAGCGTCTGGCTACGTGACGGGCAGTCAATTGATCGGGATGGAAACATTACAGGGGAGGGCCGGCGGTCACGCATTGCTTCTTTCTGGATGGAAGGGCCAGCAGCTGCTTACCAGACCTGGTCACAGCTAATTTATAAATATCTGGCGGCTGAGCAGGAATACGAAAAAACCCAAAGCGAAGAGACACTAAAAACGGTCGTTAACACTGACTTTGGTCGCCCTTATCTTCCGCGCGCGAGTACCGAACAGCGTAAAAGCGAATTGCTCGAACAGCGGGCCGAGGATGTCCCGAAACGTTGTGTGCCTGATGGTGTTTGTTTCCTGGTGGCGACTGTCGACGTGCAGGGGGGACGTAATCGCCGCTTTGTCGTTCAGGTTACTGGCTACGGAAGCATGGGCGAACGGTGGCTGGTGGACCGTTACAACATTCGCCAGTCGCTCCGGTGCGACGCGAACGGTGAAAGCCTGCCTATCGACCCAGCCAGTTACCCGGAGGACTGGGATCTGCTGCTGACTGATGTCTTTTACAAGACGTGGCGAATGGCATCCGATCCCCGCCGGTGTATGCGCCTGATGGCAATGGCAGTCGATTCCGGCGGTGAAGATGGTGTCACCGATAATGCCTATCGATTCTGGCGTAAATGCCGTCGGGAGGGAATTGGCCGGAATGTTTACCTGTTTAAAGGTGACGGTCATCGACGCGAAAAGCTGATCACCCAATCCCTGCCAGATAACACCGGCCGTTCAGCGCGCCGGGCGAAAGCCGCCGGGGATGTTCCTCTTTATCTGCTGCAAACCAATGACCTCAAAGACCGGGTAAACAACGCCTTGTGGCGCGATACCCCCGGACCGAACTACATCCATTTCCCGAAGTGGCTGGGAAGCTGGTTTTACGACGAACTGACTTATGAGGAGCGTGATTCTGATGGCAAATGGAGTAAGCCAGGGCGCGGCGCCAACGAAGCTTTTGACCTGCTGGTTTACGCTGATGCGCTGGTTATCCTTCGCGGATACGAAAAAATTAAATGGCCTGATGCGCCTGAATGGGCGAGGAGGGAAACGTGGATGGAGAACGTGCCGCAGGAAACTGGCGAAGAAGCACCCCCGGCGCCAGCGCCTGTCCAGACCAAAAAGCGCAAACGCAAAAAAACCGTAACAGATGACGCTAACCCATGGGCCACCTCAGGAGGCTGGTTGTGAATAAAAGTGATATAGAGGCCATGATCCAGCGCTATGCCGAAGCGGAAATGGCGGTACTGGATGGCAAATCCATCAAATTTAATGGTCAGGAAATGACCATGGAAAACCTGTCTGAAATCCGCAAAGGACGACAGGAATGGGAGCGGCGCCTTTCTTCCCTGAATAATAAGCGCCGGGGACGGCCTGGCTACAAACTGGCGAGGTTGTAATGTCTCTACTTGATGATGCGATTGGTGTCATTTCCCCTGGCTGGAAGGCCGCAAGGCTACGCTCACGCGCCATGATACAGGCATATGAGGCCGTTAAGCCCACACGCACCCACAAAGCCCGTCGGGAAAATCGTTCGGCTGATCAACTCAGCCAGATGGGGGCTGCCTCGTTGCGGGAGCAGGCGCGGTGGCTTGATAATAACCACGATTTAGTGATTGGCATTTTCGATAAGCTTGAAGAGCGGGTGGTAGGTAAAAGCGGGATTATCGTGGAGCCGCATCCGAAGCTCAAGAACGGCAAGATCGCTAAAAAGCTGGCGGCGGATATCCGTCAGAAATGGGGTGAATGGTCTATTCGACCAGAAGTGACCCATCAGTTTACCCGCCCCATGCTGGAGCGCCTGATGTTACGCAGCTGGTTGCGCGACGGGGAGGTTTTTGCACAGATAGTCAGCGGCACAGGCAATGGCCTGACGCCTACCGCCGGGGTGCCGTTCTGGCTGGAAGCTCTGGAAGCTGATTTTGTTCCCCAGACCAGCAGCGAGTCGGACAAGCTAAATCAGGGGGTATATACCGATAACTGGGGCAGGCCGAAGGGCTATCTGGTCTATAAAAGCCAGCCGGTCTCTGGTCGTCAGATGGATACCAAACGGATTGATGCAGAAAATATGCTGCACCTGAAGTTTGTCCGGCGGCTGCATCAGACGCGCGGTACCTCCCTGTTATCCGGGGTGCTGATGCGTCTCAGTGCGCTGAAAGAGTATGAAGATGCCGAGCTGACAGCAGCCCGCATCGCCGCCGCCCTCGGGATGTATATCAAAAAAGGGGATGGGCAAAGCTGGGATGAAAACGCCGGTAAGGATGATGATCGTGAGCTGAATATTCAGCCCGGCATTATCTACGACGACCTGCTGCCTGGCGAGGATATCGGCATGGTGAAATCCGATCGCCCGAATCCCAATCTTGAAACCTTCCGCAACGGCCAGCTGCGTGCCGTTTCCGCCGGCAGCCGCCTGAGTTTTTCCAGTACCGCCAGAAACTACAACGGCACTTACAGTGCTCAGCGGCAGGAGCTGGTGGAATCGACAGACGGTTATCTCATTCTTCAGGACTGGTTTATTGGGGCCGTGACGCGTCCGATGTATCGCGCCTGGCTGAAGATGGCTGTCGCCAGCGGCCAAATTACTTTACCACGCGGGCTGGATATCGAGTCTTTATACACCGCAGTGTATTCCGGTCCCGTGATGCCATGGATTGATCCCGTCAAGGAGGCTAATGCCTGGAAGGCTCAAATCCGTGGTGGCGCGGCGACGGAGTCAGACTGGGTTCGCGCCAGTGGGCGCCATCCGGATGATGTTAAAGCGCGCCGCAAGGCCGAAATAGACGAAAACCGTGAGCAGGGGCTGGTATTTGATACTGATCCTGCCAATGACAGAGGAGGCACCAGTGCCGATGCCAAAGATACGGGCGTATCAACGTCCGAAAGCCAGCGTAAAAAGTAATTCATGGTTCCGCATGAAGGCCAGCGCCAACAATGAAGCGGATATCTATATCTATGATGAAATTGGTTATTGGGGAGTAACGGCCAAACAGTTTGTTAACGATCTTAAAGCGCTGGGTGATGTCAGCCACATTAACCTTCACATTAATTCGCCTGGTGGCGATGTCTTTGATGGCATCGCCATTTTTAATGCTCTGAAACATCACGGCGCCGCGATCACCGTTCACATCGATGGCCTGGCCGCCTCCATGGCTTCTGTCATCGCAATGGTGGGAAATCCGGTCATCATGCCGGAAAACACCATGATGATGATCCATAAGCCATGGGGCTTTGCTGGCGGCGATGCCAACGACATGCGCGACTACGCTGATTTACTGGACAAAGTTGAATCGGTGCTGATCCCCGCCTACGCAGCAAAAACCGGAAAAACCGCTGATGAGATTGCGGCAATGCTGGAAGACGAAACCTGGCTTGACGGCGCTGAATGCCTTGCCATGGGTTTTGCTGACCAGGTGATCCCATCCCTTCAGGCCATGGCCTGTATCCATTCAAAACGTATTGAGGAATTTGAAAAAATGCCAAACAGCATTCGTAACATGGTCACCCCGCCGCGTAACTCCACTCAGCGCGAACCGCAGCAACCAGCACCACAGCCTCAGGCACAGCAGCCGATCGCCCCTCAGCCTACTGGCGCGGATGAGAATGCTATCCGCGCGCAGATTCATGCCGAACAGCGCAACCGTGTGAACGGGATTAATGATCTGTTCGCTATGTTTGGCGGTAAGCACCAGGATCTGCAAAACCAGTGTATTGCGGACCCCGATTGCACTGTGGAGCAGGCGAAAGATGTGCTGCTGGCTGCTCTGGGGAAGGTTGCCACCCCATCGAACAAAAGCGATCAGCCGCACATTTATGCCGGGAACGGGAATTTTGTTGGCGATGGCATCCGTCAGGCACTGATGGCCCGCGCAGGGTATGAAAATCAGGAACGTGATAACGTGTACAACGGGATGACGCTGCGCGAATATGCGCGTATGGCGTTGACCGAACGCGGCATTGGTGTCTCTAGCTACAACCCAATGCAGATGGTCGGCCTGGCGTTGACTCACAGCACCTCTGATTTTGGCAATATTCTGCTCGACGTGGCGAATAAGGCGCTTCTTCAGGGCTGGGATGAGGCAGCAGAGACCTTTGATCTGTGGACGAAGAAAGGCCAGCTGTCTGATTTTAAAACGGCTCACCGCGTGGGAATGGGTGGTTTTAACTCCCTGCGTAAGGTTCGCGAAGGGGCTGAATATAAATATGTGACCACGGGCGATAAAGGTGAAACGATCGCACTGGCTACCTATGGGGAAATTTTCTCTATCACCCGCCAGGCGATTATCAACGATGATCTGAACGCATTAACCGACGTCCCGGCGAAAATGGGGCGCGCCGCGAAAGCCACCATTGGTGATTTGGTGTATGCGATTCTGCTGGATAACCCGAAACTGTCCGACGGCAAACCGCTGTTCCATGCCGATCACAAAAACCTCTCCTCTGGCGCCATTTCTGTTTCGAGCATTGATGATGCCCGCAAACTGATGCGCCTGCAGAAAGAGGGCGAGCGCACTCTGAACATTCGTCCGGCTTACATGCTGGTGCCGGTAGGGCTCGAAACGATTGCCAGTCAGACCATTAAATCGGCAAGCGTTAAGGGCGCAGATATTAACGCCGGGATCATTAACCCTATCCAGAACTTTGCCGAAGTGATTGCTGAAGCACGGCTGGATGACAAGGATCCGAACGCCTGGTACCTGGCCGCTGCGAAAGGCACCGATACCATCGAAGTAGCTTATCTGAATGGTGTTGACACGCCTTACATTGACCAGCAGGAAGGTTTCAATACCGACGGGATCGCCACGAAGGTGCGTATCGATGCGGGTGTTGCGCCGTTAGACTTCCGCGGCCTGGCGAAATCAACTGGCAAGTAATTCTCTGCCAACTCATATCTCATTAGCCCATCAGGGCTTTTTTTATACCTGAAATCAGCCCTGCGGGGCTGCCAGGAGATGTTATGGCTAAAAACTTTGTGCAGGAAGGAAAGACGATTCATCTGGTTAATGCCGGACAGGAACCGATTCTGAGTGGGGCAGCTGTTGTTGTCGGTGAGCTGATTGCTATCGCGATCACTGATATTCCCGGCGGCGATACTGGCGATGGTCTTACTGAAGGGGTATTCCAGCTGCCGAAGCTGCCCGCTGATGAAATTAAAGCGGGAAAGAAGGTGTATTTCAAGGCGGGCAAGGTACAGCTGGAAGCAACAGGCGCAGTTTTTGCTGGGGTTGCCTGGGAAGATGCGGGCGCAAACAGTACCGTCATTGACGTCAAGATCAATGCCTAACCCTTTCGACAAGATGGCGGCCCGGATGGATGCCGCCACCCTCAAAAAAATGGGCAAGGAAGCGGTCATTAACGGCATAAGCGTTGACGTCGTGCCTGCTGAGTTGCTGGAGGAGATGGGCGCACTTTCCGGAGCCGCCACGGTGCTGGTCGTGTTTGCTGCTGGTTATCGGCCCGCCAGAAACGATGCCGTGGAATATGACGGTAAAGACTGGATCGTTACCCGTTATCAGCTTTTTAACGGGAAGCCTCAAATCTGGCTGGAGTGAATGATGTCACTGAAAGGTCTTGAGCGTGCGATCCAGAACCTGAACAGTCTGAGCCGTCTGATGGTTCCAACGGCTGCCGCCCAGGCGCTAAATCGGGTCGCCGGGCGGGCGATTACGCAGGGCAGCAGGAAGGTCGCAAAAGAAGCGACAGTGGGCGATAACCACAAAAAGGGGTTGCCGGTGAAGCTGGTCCGCCAGCGTTCGCGTCTTAAGCGTGCAAAGCCTGAACGGCTGGTGGCGGCAATTCGTATCAACCGCGGAAACCTGCCTGCAATCAAGCTGGGTGCCGCGCGTGTGCAACTTTCCAGGCGAAAAGGAGAAAAGCGCGGGCGGGGTAGTGTGTTACGAATTGGCCCGTACATTTTCAGAAATGCGTTTATTCAGCAGCTGGCGAACGGGCGATGGCAGGTTATGCGCCGGCTGGGTAAACCCCGTTACCCGATAGATGTTGTCAAAGTTCCCCTCGAAACCCCATTAACCCAATCCTTCACCGCGATATCAAAGCAGCTTATCGACAGTGATATGCCGAAGGAGCTGTCTGCAGCGCTGAAGAATCAACTGAGGATCCACCTGAAGCGATGAGCAAACACACTGCTATTCGTCTTGCCGTACTGGAACAACTAAGGGCGTCCATTCCAGATCGTGTGACATGGTTTGACGGGCGGCCTGTTTTTCTGGAAGAGCAGGACCTGCCGGCGCTGGCAGTCTATTTGTCTGATGCAGAATACACGGGAGACAGCCTTGATGAGGATAGCTGGCAATCAGTCCTCCATATCGAGGTATTTCTGAAATCCACCACGCCGGATAGCGCGCTGGATGCGTGGATGGAGGAAAAGGTGTACCCGGCCCTTGAGACTATCCCGGCGCTATCTCCCTTAATCGAAACGATGATCCCCATGGGCTACGACTACCAGCGCGATGACGAAATGGCTACCTGGGGATCGGTCGACCTGACGTACACCCTCACTTACCTGAGATAAGGAATTTTATGGCTACTCCAAATCCAATGGCCCCGGTTAAAGGGGCGGGTACCACGCTCTGGTTATATACCGGAACGGGAAATCCCTACGCTAACCCACTTTCCGATACCTACTGGCAGCGCCTGGCAAAAATTAAGGAGCTGACGCCGGGCGAAATGACGGCGGAGTCCTACGATGACACCTACCTTGACGATGAAGATGCAGACTGGACCGCGACTGCGCAGGGGGCAAAATCGGCAGGTGATACATCATTAACGCTGGCCTGGAAACCGGGTGAAGAAGGGCAAAAGTCGCTGGTGGCCTGGTTTGTCGATGGCGATGTGCGGGCCTACAAAATTAAGTACCCGAATGGCACCGTGGATGTGTTCAAAGGCTGGTGCAGTAGCCTGGGTAAAGCCATCCCCGCGAAGGAAGTGATCACGCGAACCGCCAAAATCACCAATACCGGGAAACCGGAACTGGCGGAAGAAAGCGGCAACCCGCCGATCGCAGTGACCGGCATCAAACTCGACAAGGCAACGGCCAGCGTGGCCGTCGGCGCAACCACAACGCTAAATGTCACCTTCCTGCCTGCCAGCGCGTCGGAACAGTCTTTCCGTGCGGCGACCTCGGATAGCGCGAAGGCGACTGTGGCCGTGAGTGGCAAATCTCTGATTGTCACCGGCGTGGCGGCTGGCGCTGCCGACATTATTGTCATGAGCAATGACGGTAATTTTGTGGCGACCTGCAAAACCACCGTGACGGCGTCCTGAGGATAAAGGCATGAGCATGTTTTTGAAGAAAGACGAATTTACCCATAACGGCGCTACGGTGACGATCACCGAATTGTCGGCACTGCAGCGCATTACTTATCTCGAATATCTGGCCGCAGAAGAAAAAGCCTTATCCGCCATTTCTGATGACGTGGATGACCAGACAATGTCCGCCGGGCTGGTCAGCATGAGTATTCGCGCAGGCGCGCGCCTAATTGCGCTCTCGCTCTGGCATAACGATCCGAAGGGGCCATCTGAAGAGGAACTCCACCAGCAGGTGATGAGTACCTGGCCGGCGGAAGCAATTGGCAAAGCGGAAATGCAGATCAAGCTGCTCTCCGGCATGCTGGCTCCGGTTGTCGAAGAAGATCAACCCGCGGATGAACACATTGATGCCACCGCGCTGGGTGATGAACCTGTTACAGCGGAAAAGCCCTAGCCAGTGAGCTTGATTTTGTCCTGAAGCTGGCGCGCGAGTTCGGGCGACCCGACTGGCGCGCCATGCTTGCTGGCATGACGTCCTCCGAGCTGGGCGACTGGCATCACTTTTACCGGGAGCGTTTTTTTCAGGACGCGCAGCTCGATGCCCACTTCTCCGGGCTGCTTTACACCATTTCAACCTTCTTATACCGGGATCCGGACATCACCCCTGCACACTTCAGCCTGCTGTCCCCCTCCGCTGAGGCTGCAGCGGATCATGTGCAGGATGATGACGCCATGATGCTGGCCGCAGAGGGAATAACGGGAGGCACCAGATATGGCCCAGCAGATTAGCGATCTTGTCATCAACCTGGATGTCGACAGCGCCACATTCACCGAACAGATCGCCAGGATTAAGGGGCAACTGTCCGGTATGGCGGATGAATCGGACAAAGTGCAGACGCGCATGCGCAGTGCGGCGGAGGCGCAAATCAGCGCGCTGAAAACTACCAGTACCGCCAGCGCAGGGGCTGTGTCCGATATGCAGAAGCGACAGGCGGATGCCGCCGCCGGGCTTCAGAGCGAACTGCAGCGGGTCTCCAAATCGGTCGATGAGACTTACCAGCGTGTTACAGGGTTAAACCAGCGCTATCGGGAGAACGATGCGCAGGCTGAGGCGCTGGCGCGGCGGCAGGATGCACTGGCGGAGTCGTTCTTTCGGCAGATAGATGGTGTTCGATCCCTCAGTGGTGAAACGCGGTCGCTGGCCAGTGTCCAGGAACAATTTCGCAAGGCCCGCGCGCAGGGGAACATCACTCAGGGCGATTATCTCTCCCTGATATCCCGTACTACGGCCCGACAGAAAGAACTTCAGCAGGTTGAGGAAAAAGCGAACCAGGCGCGCGAAAAATTTCTTCGCCAGCTGAAGGCGCAGGTTGTCGAGCAAAAGCTATCTGGTACAGAGCTCCTGAGAATGAAAGCGGCGCAGTTGGGCGCCGGCGATGCTGCTGAAGTCTATATCCGCAAACTGGAAGCGGCAAAGGTCGCCACGCACAGCCTTGGTCTCGAGAGCGCTGGCGCACGTCGGGAACTTGGCGTGCTGGCGGGGGAATTATTGCGTGGTAACTTCGGCGCGCTGCGTGGCTCCGGGATAACCCTGGCGAACCGGGCCGGGTGGCTCGAAAAAATGATGACGCTACGCGGACTGGGGATCGCCGGCGTGGTCGGTGGCATAGCGGCATCCGTCGTTCTGCTGGGGAAGGCGTGGTACGAGGGCGGGAAGGAAGCCGAGGAGTTTAACAAACAGCTCATTCTCACCGGGAATTATGCAGGGAAAACCTCGGGACAACTGCAGGCGCTGGCGCGGAACATCTCAGGAAATGGGGTCACCCAGCATGCCGCGGCAGCCGTATTAGCCCAGGTTGTCGGAAGTGGGTCATTCGGTGGCGCTGACGTCGAGCGCGTTGCCAACGTGGCCGCCAGGCTCCAGCAGGCGACCGGCCAGGCGGTGGACGAAACTATTAACCAGTTCAAACGGCTGAAAGAGGATCCGGTTAATGCGGTTGCAACGCTGAATGAGTCTCTGCATTTTCTGACCGCAAGCCAGTTTGAACAGATTTCATCTGCGCAGGCGATGGGGGATTCGCAGCGCGCTGCCGAGCTCGCGATGCGTGCCTATTCCGACAGTGTTATCCAGCGTGCAAATGCGGTGAAGGAAAATCTGGGGACGCTGGAAACCGCGTGGAACTGGGTGAAAAATGCCGCCAGCGGCGCCTGGGATGCCATGATGGGCATTGGTCGCAATCCTGATACGGCCATGAAGCGACAGGGGGCTTTTGCGGACTGGCAGTCAGCCGAAAAGGAATATCGCGCGCTGTCGTCAAACCTTAAAGTCGATCCTGACTATGCGGGGAATAACCCGCTGGTGAAAGCTGATGCAGAGCGTCTGCGCAACGCCCGTGAGCAGCTGTCCCTCAAAAAACAGGCCTATGATGAGGCTGATAAAGCATATGCTCAGGAGGGTTTAGCCGCGGCGCGCGAGAAGCTGCGCAATGACCAGCAGCAGCAGGCAATAAGGAATCAGCAGCAGTTTAACCAGCTTCTTGACGCTGGCCTGAAACCAGCCGAGCGGCGGGCCCGAGCTCAGGAAGAATTTAATAAGCTGGTTGCGAAAAATAAACAGGATGCCATCGATGGGGTTGCCACCCGCTGGACGGACAGCGATATCGCGAAAATCCGCGCGGGCATCGATAGAAAATACAAAGACCCGAAAACGCCGAAGGGCAGGCAATATACTACGCCCGCCGGTAGTAAAGCAGAAGAAGGGGCGCAGGCGGAGCTGCTGACGCTGCAGGCGCAGCTTAAAACCCTGCAGCAGCATACCGACGTTAACGATGTGATCAGTAAGCAGCGCCGCGATCTCTGGCAGACGGAAAATCAGTATGCCGTTTTACAGGAGGCCGCCGGCCGCCGCCAGTTGTCCACGCAGGAAAAATCCCTGCTGGCCCACAAAAATGAAACGCTGGAATACAAACGCCAGCTTGCCGATCTCGGTGATAAGGTTGCCCGGCAGCAGAAGCTGAATAACCTTGCAGATCAGGCAAATAAGTTCGCGCAGCAGCAGAGTGCGATCCGGGCGGGGATAAAGGCTCAGGCTGAGGGGCTTTCTGGCAGGGAGTCGAACAGAAGGACCACGCTTGAAAAGCTGAGTGAAACGTACGCCTTCAATCCTGATGCGCAGCGGAAGGTGCTGGCGGAACAGCAAGCCACCTATGAAGCTGAGGATGCATTGCGCGGTAACTGGCTGGCCGGCGCCAAACAGGGCTGGGCGGAGTATCAGGATTCGGCCACAGATGTTTTCTCATCTGTGAAAGATATTTCTCAGGCCACATTCAGTGGTCTGGCCAACCAGCTGACAGCGCTGACAACAACCGGAAAGGCGAGCTTTAAGGAGTTCACCACATCCATTCTGAAGATGATTGTTCAGGTCATCAATCAGCTGATCGTGGCCTATACCATTCAGGCGGCTATGGGGTGGATCAACGGTAGCGCAAGCAATACGTCTTCCGGGCAATCAGTTCCGGTACCCTCTTATCGTCCGCCAGGATACGACGGCGGCGGCTACACTGGCCACGGCGGTAAATATGAGCCTGCTGGCGTTGTGCACCGCGGTGAGTTTGTATTCACCAAAGAGGCGACCAGCCGCATTGGGGTGAGCAATCTTTACCGGATGATGCGCGGTTATGCTGCCGGCGGGTATGTCGGCAACGCTGCCAGCCCGGCGAGTGTCTCCCCTGGCGGTGTGATGGTCAACATGGGGGGCGTCTATATCAGTAGCGGGAGCGAACAGCAGTCTACGCAGCGGTCAGCGATTGACAGTAACGGTATCCTTAAGCAACTGAAACCCGCCATCATCAGCGTCGTCAGCGAACAGGCACAACGGCCCGGGACGCCGCTGTGGAAGGCAATAAAAGAAGGGCGTTAATACCTTATGACTATTGAAACATTCTCCTGGCGAATTCAGGCCGCCAGTCAGCCCGCGATAACGAGCAAGGATAATATTCGAAAGGCGCAATTTGGCGACGGCTATGCGCAGGTTTCAGGGGAGGGAATAAACCCGGAAACCTTAAATTATGCATTTTCATTTACCGGAGATCTGCAAACAGGCCTGGATATATATAAATTCCTGCGACGGCATAAAACAAAATCCTTTGCGTTTAAACCACCGTATGACGAGCTGGCGCTATGGCGGGTTCAGGCTGACAGCCTGCAAAAAGCCTTTCTGAATAACAGAGTCATGACAGTCACTGCAACATTTGAACAGGCATTCGTACCATGAGTCTTCACGCTGATTATCAGAAACTGGAGCCGGGAGATGAAATCCGGCTTTTTGAAATTGATGGTAGTGCTTTTAACATGGGGGATGTTTTATATTTCCACGGATATAACATTCCTCATACTGAAGCGGAAATTTTAGCCGCTGGTGGCGATGAATCGAAATTGCCCGCTAAAAGTATCTGGTGGCAGGGAACCGAATATAAAGCGTGGCCGTGTGAATTAGAGGGGATCGAATCCTCGACTTCAGGAAGCGACGCGCAACCGACACTGAGGGTGGGCAACATTGATGGTTCGATTTCCGCGTTGTGTTTGTATTATGACGATCTGGCAATGGCTCGGGTCATTATCCATGAGACACAAAAGCAATATCTGGATGCGCGAAATTTCCCTGAGGGGAATGCCACCGCGGATCCAACGCAGGAAAAACGGCACCTCTATTTTATCGACACCAAAAGTCTTGAAACCGATGAAACGGTTGAGTTTGCGCTCGATAGCCCGATGGGGTTGCAGGGGAAACTGATCCCTACTCGTCAGTATCATTCGGTTTGTACCTGGTGTATTCGCAATAAATACCGTAGTGGCGATGGTTGCGATTATGCCGGGACAAAGTATTTCGACAAGAATAACAAGCCGGTTGATGATCCATCGAAGGACGTCTGCAATGGAACACTCACCGCCTGCAAACTGCGTTTTGGCGAGCATAACGAGCTGCCGTTTGGCGGGTTCCCTGGCACGTCGCTGATAAGGAGCTGATATGCGCCAGAAAACGATCAAGGCGATACAGGTTCATGCTGCAGCTGATTACCCACGTGAGGCGTGCGGCTTGATTGCCCAAAAGGGGCGAGTGGAGCGCTATTTCCCCTGCAGAAATATGGCCAGCGAGTCGAATGATAATTTTGTACTGGCCCCAGCGGATTACGCAGCGGTAGAGGACTGGGGAACGATTATCGGCATTGTTCATAGCCATCCTGATGCGACCACGCAACCCAGCGAACTGGATAAGGCGCAGTGCGATGCAACGCTGCTCCCCTGGCATATTATCAGTTGGCCGGAAGGCGATCTTCGTACCATCCACCCACGCGGAGAATTGCCCCTCCTTGAGCGTCCGTTCGTGCTTGGCCACTATGATTGCTGGGGGTTGGTGATGAGCTATTTCCGGCAGATCCACGGCATCGAGTTGCACGATTACCGTGTTGATTACCCCTGGTGGGAAAACGACTATCCCGAAAACTTCTACCACGATTGCTGGTATGAGTGCGGGTTTCGTGAATTTGAAGGTCCACCGCGGCCGGGTGATATGGTGATCATGCAGGTGCAGTCGGACAAATGGAACCATGCCGGGGTTTTGTTGGAAGGTAACATGCTGTTGCACCACCTTTATGGCCATCTCAGCCAGCGCGTGCCGTATGGTGGATACTGGTTAGACAGGACGATGAAAATCGTCCGATATCATTCTCTGTGTTAATCTTTTGTGGAATTTAACTAAAAACAAAAGGGACACCGAGATGAAAAAAATAGCGCTGGTATTAACTCTGTTGACTATGACCGGGTGTGCAACGGAAGCTGTTTTACCTAGTCAAGCTAAGCAAACCCCATCTGAAAGGTTGCTGAAATACCAGGAACAGTCGAAGGAAACTAAATCAGTTCTAATAGTCGTTCGAGACAAAGGTTTTCTCGGCAGCGGTTGCTATACAGGTGTATACCTAAACGATGAAAAATCAGCGATCTTAAATCCAGGGGAAAAGGCGACGTTTTATCTGCGTTCAGGCGAATGGAATGTTGCTATAAAGGGGGAAGGTAAAATGTGTATTACTGACTCAGTTCCTGTGGGGCGTGATATAAATATAAAAGATGGCGAAACAAAAGCAGTAAGGTTATTTGCCGACCCTTCAGGTAATGTAGATGTAAAACCATTGCCCCTGAAATGATAGGCGTAAATAAACCCGCGCAATGCGGGTTTATATCTGGAGGTGATATGAAGGAAATGAAAACTCAAATAGAATTGAGCGGAATTCTTGGTAAAACTTTTGGTACTTCCCATGAGCGTATAATTACTACGGTAGGAGAATCTATTCAGGCTTTATGCTGTACAATAGAAGGGTTTGAAAAGTTCCTAAGCAATAGCAAAGAAAAAGGCCTAACCTTTGCTGTGTTTAAAGGTAAGAAAAATATTGGTAAAGATGACTTGGGCTTTCCTGTTAGTGGAGAAGTTATCCGAATTGTTCCGGTAGTTATTGGAAGTAAAAAAGCAGGTATTCTTCAAACAATTTTAGGTGCAGTACTTGTAGTCGCTGGTGTGCTTGTTACGGGGCTCTCATATGGATGGGCGGCTCCAGTAGGGCAAGCGATGATTGGCGCTGGTATAGGTATGGGGTTAGGTGGTGTAGTTCAGATGCTTTCACCTCAGCCCGCAGGTCTTGCCCGTAAAGAATCCCCCGACAATAAAGCCAGCTATGCCTTTGGAGGTGTAACCAATACCGCCTCACAGGGTTATCCCGTTGGTTTGCTTTATGGTAAGCGGCGAATTGGCGGCGCGATTATTTCCGCCGGTATCTATGTCGAAGACCAGCAATAAATATATTTAGTAAGTAATTCCCTCCAATTCAGGCCACCTTGCGGTGGCTTTTTTTATGGGCGCAATATGGCAAATAACATAATTAAAGGGCGCAAGGGTGGCAGCTCTAAACAGCGCACGCCGACGGAACAGCCGGACGATTTACAGTCTGTAGCAAAAGCCAAAGTTCTTATCGGATTAGGTGAGGGAGAATTTGCGGGTGGTTTAACCGGAAAAGATATTTATCTCGATGGAACTCCCCTTGAGAATGCCGATGGTTCGCAAAACTTCAGTGGTGTGGCCTGGGAATTCCGACCGGGGACGCAGGCACAAAGTTATATTCAGGGTATTCCCGGTACTGAAAATGAAATTAGCGTAGGGACGGAAGTTTCCAGTGAGACCGCTTGGACCCACACATTTACCAATACCCAGCTTTCTGCCGTTCGCGTCCGCCTGAAATGGCCCTCCCTCATGAAGCAGGAAGACGACGGCGATGTAGTGGGGAATACCGTCAATTATGCGATTGACCTGCAGACCGACGGCGGCGCCTGGCAAACTGTACTGGAGACCGCCGTTTCAGGCAAAACCACTTCCGGGTATGAACGCAGCCACCGCATCGATTTACCGCAGGCAGGCAGCACCTGGACGTTGCGTCTTCGCAAGGTATCGCCGGACGCGAACAGCGCCAGAATCGGCGACATAATGACGCTGCAGAGCTACACCGAGGTTATTGACGCGAAGCTACGTTACCCACATACCGCGCTGTTATATATCGAGTTTGACTCCAGCCAGTTCAATGGTTCGATCCCGCAAATCTCCTGCGAGCCGCGTGGGCGTGTTATCCGCGTTCCGGACAACTATAACCCGGAAACGCGCGAATATACCGGCACATGGACAGGGGGGTTCAAATGGGCATGGACTGACAACCCGGCGTGGATTTATTACGACATTGTTGTCTCTGATCGTTTCGGTCTTGGCGATCGTCTCACCAGCGTGAATATCTCCAAATGGGCACTTTACCCGATTGCACAGTATTGCGATCAGTTGGTTCCCGATGGTAGGGGCGGCGATGGCATGGAGCCTCGTTATATCTGCAATGTCTATGTTCAGGAGCGTAACGACGCCTACACCGTACTGCGTGATTTCGCTGCTATTTTCCGGGGGATGACTTGCTGGAGTGGTGAACAGATTATCGTGCAGGCCGATATGCCGCGTGATGTCGATTTCAACTATACGCGCGCGAATATTATTGGTAGTCCGCGGTATTCCAGCAGCACAAGTAAGGCCCGCTACACCAATGCGCTGGTTTCGTGGTCTGACCCGGATAACGCCTATGCCGATGCGATGGAGCCCGCATTTATCCCGGAACTGGTTTCCCGATACAGTTTTAACCAGTTGGAAGTCACGGCCATTGGATGTACGCGGCAGAGTGAAGCCCATCGCAAAGGGTTATGGGGGATCCTGACCAACAACAAGGATCGCATGGTCGAAATTGATGTTGGTCTGGACGGCAGGATCCCGCAGCCGGGTTACATCATTGGGCTGGGTGACGAACGGCTGGCCGGGCGAGTTAATGGTGGTCGTATCAGCGCGGTGAATGGACGCGTCATCACGCTTGACCGTGATATCGATGCAAAAGAGGGCGACCGCCTGCATCTGAATCTGCCGTCGGGTATCTCGCAGGCCAGGACCATCCAGTCGGTGAATGGCCGCCGGCAGGTAACGGTCACGACGGGATACAGCGAGACACCAGAGGCGGAGTGCGTCTGGATCGTCGAATATACCGACCTGGTGCCGCAGCAGTACCGCGTCATTGGTGTAAAGGACAACAATAACGGCACGCTCACCATCACCGGCGTGGCTCACGACCCGGATAAATTCGCCCGCATCGATACCGGCGCTATTATCGACCAGCGTCCGGTTAGCGTATTGCCGGCGGGCAACCAGTCACCTCCTGACGATATTGTCATCACATCCCGCTCGGTCGTGAATCAGGGGATCAGCGTCGAAACGATGCAGGTTAACTGGTCAGCGGTCAGCGGCGCTATTGCCTACGAGGCGCAGTGGCGCCGTAACGACGGGAACTGGATTAATGTGCCGCGCAGCTCGACCACCTCGTTTGAGGTCAGCGGCATTTATGCCGGTCGTTACCTGGTTCGCGTCCGTGCGATCAATGCGGCGGAGATCTCGAGCGGCTGGGCGTATTCCGAAGAGAAAACCCTGACCGGCAAGGTCGGCGAGCCGCTGGCACCGCTGGCGCTGGCAACCCGTTCGCTGGTTCATGGGGTCCAGGTTAGCTGGGAGTTCCCGACCGGCTCCGGGGATACGCTGCGCACGGAACTGCAGTACAGCAAAAACCAGGACGGCAGTGCGCCAATGCCGTTATCAGACGTGGCCTATCCGGGGAAAAGCTATCAGCAGATGGGCCTCAGTATGGGCGCCGAATTCTGGTACCGGGCGCGCCTTGTGGATCGTCTTGGCAATGAAAGCCCGTGGACCGGCTGGGTCCAGGGGATGGCCAGCGATAACTTTGATGACTACTACGAAAACCTGACCGACGCGATCAAGGATACGGCTGCCTGGGAGGAAACGCAGCGCACCATTAGCGAAACACAGGAAGGTATCCGCAATACGCAGCAGGAACTGGAGCAGACCGCTGAAGCTCTGCGTAAGGAAGCCGAAGACCAGGCGAAGCAGGTCAGCCAGGATATTGATGCATCGGCGAAAAGCATCACGGCTGATGTTGACGGGAAGATCTCCGCCGTGAATAAAACCATCACGGATGAGATCACCTCGGTCAATGAGGCTCTCGATTCTGGTCTGGCTCAGGCAAACAAAGGCGTTCAGGAGGCAAAATCCGCCGTCGCAGATGCGAACAAGCAGATCGCAACTGTGAACAAGTCGTTGACCGACAGCATCACCCAGGTCAGACAGTCAGTCACTGATACGGCTGCGGAAATCAACGCCACCATCGACCTGGAGATTGCCAGGGTCAGCAAAACGCTGGCCGACGGCGATGCCGCATTGAATGCGCAGATAAAGACTGCCGAAAATGGCCTGAAGCAGTCGCTGTCTCAGGTCAACACCTCGCTGACCAATGCGGTGAAGCAGGAGACCGCGGATCGTATCGCCGATGTTAACGCGAAGGCGTCACAGGCCGCTGATGAACTGCTGGCGGCAACGCAGGGGATTGAGGCGAGTATCGAGAGCCTGACTCAGGTGATGAAGACCGCCGATGAAAATCTGGCGCGGGAAATGTCCAGCCTCGCTGCCGGCGCTAATATCCAGTTCGATTCGCAGGTTATCTGGCATTTCAACAATCAGACGACCGAGGGCTGGACCGGCAGCGCCGGCGTACCGGGTGTGTCACAGGATGGCTGGTTACGCCCGGCGGACAGCGCCACCGATCCGTACATTACCTCTCCTGGCGGGCTGGCTGTCGATGGTGCGGCGTACCGTTTCATCATGCTGCGCTTTCGTAAAACCGGCAAACCAGTCTGGGCGGGTGAGATCCGCTGGGTGTCTGCCGGCGAAAACTTCACTAACACGAAGCGATACATTGTTGCTGAGCCGGAGTATGCCGATGGGGTGGCAACCCTGACGGTGCGTGATATTCCGTGGACAGGGAACATTGATCGTATTCGCCTGGACCTGACGAACCAGCAGGATGCCAGCAACTTTATCGAATTCGACTGGATCGCCGTTGGCCGGCCAGCACCCGGCGCCAGTACGGCGGCTCTGCAGGATGTGCGCAGCACGCTGAGTAACGCGCTGACCGCCGAAGCGCAGGCACGCAGCACGCTGGCGGCGCAGATGCGTGGCTCCTATGATGGGAACGATCTGGAGAAAGTCACCTCCGGGCTGCTGTACCAGGAAAAAACCGCGCGCGTTACCGCCATCTCGGCGGAAGTTAAGGCCAGAGAGTCCCTGCAGACGCAGTTTAACGACAACAAAGCTGCTGTTTCTGGTGAACTGAGTTCTCTGACGACAGAGCAGAGCGCGCAGGCGAGCCGTATCGGTGGCCTGGAAACCAGCCTCGGGAAAAAAGCCGATGCAGCCGCGCTGACGTCCCTGACGCAGAAAGTTGAGCAACAGGGCGCCACGCTGACATCGCAGGGCGCCGCGTTAACATCGCTCACTAACCGGGTTGGCCAGACGGAAACGGGCCTGGCTGGTACGAATGAGGCACTGAGCGGGCTGCAGTCTGTTGTTACCCAGCAGGGCGACAGGATAACCAGCCAGGGTCAGTCCATCACGAAACTGACGAGCGATTTGGGCACGACAAATTCCGCGCTGGCGAAGAAAGCTGAAGCGGCTGCGGTCACTGCCTTAACGCAGCAGGTAGAGCAAAACGGGCGGGATATTCGCAGCAATACTGACAGCATCACCAGCCTGTCGAATCAACTGGTCAATGGCCAGCCGAATCGCTGGTCCCGTCGGATCTATCCGGTGCAGCTGGCTAACGCCGGGACAGTCCCGTCATTCAGCGATGTTCGCGCTGTGGCACCAACGGTAGTGGATGAGGTGGCCGACGCGGCCAAACTGGACTTTACGTCCGCCGGCAGCTATCTGATCGCGCTGTATTCCTGCCAGGTGAAAGTGGCCGCAGATACCACCATCACACTGGCGCCCGGCGCCAGGGTTTTTGATGATACCGGCGCCATATTTGTGAATGGGGTTCAGGTCGCCTGGGGTAACGCCAGCAGGAATACCGTCAGTTTTGAACTGAAAGTCGGCTGGAACACCGTTGAGTTTCTGGTGAATCAGTGGACCGGCCAGGCGTATATCAACCTGGGCCTGAAGCTGTCAGACAAGGTTGCTGAGATGTACTCCGGTCTCGGGGTTTCCGCGCTGGCAAACGCAGCCGGCGTGCTCAGCTCGAATGTCAGCCAGATTGGCAACGAGGTGGTCAGCAATTCGCAGAGCATCACCCAACTCCGGAATGCGCTGACGCAGACAGACGCGAACGTGGCCAGCAAAGCGGATCAGACGGCGATGAACTCGCTAACCGGACGAGTGGAGAAGACGGAATCCGGGCTGACGGCTGCTAACGCCAACATTACCTCGCTGAAATCCGCTGTACGGGCCGGAAACGCATCAGGCGGAGATTTAATTCCCAACCCGACATTTGACCCGGCTTACGACCAGATGGGGTTTAGCGTCGTATCCACGACGGCTGAGGAGGTCCCTCCTGGCTGCCCGTATGGTTATGCGGCCAGAATTGCCAGTCGGGATCACCATCCTAACTTTGCCGCGTTCCCGGCCACGCTTAACGATGTGATTGAGATCAGCGCACTGGTTGCCTGCGGCGCTGGCACGGCGAATTTTAATCTGTATGTTGGCACCGCCGTTCGGCCAGATACGAGCACCGGTGCGCCACTCATGGCGGGGGGCGGAAAATCACCTTCTGCGACCTGGCAGAGAACCACCTGGCGCTTCAAGGTCACGCAGGCGATGGTAGACAGGGGTTATATCCGCCCGTTCCTGCAGATCTCGCAGAACAGCCCGTATGGCACCGTATGGTTCGTTACGGACTGGCATATGCGAAATGTGACAGCGGCGCAAAAGGTTCAGGATACTGCGGATGCCACGGCGGCGGCGGTTGACTCGCTGACCACCACCGTGACGCAACAGGGTAATCTGCTGACCTCGACCGGCAACCGGACAACCCAGCTGGAAAACGGGCTGGCCACCACCAATGCCGCAGTGGCCAAAAAGGCTGATGCGACAGCGGTGCAGGATTTGACCAATACCGTCACACAGCTGGGCAACGATCTGACTGCTGCGAACAGCGCCATCACGAAACTGACCGGAAATCTGGCGAATACCGATAAAGCGCTGGCGCAGAAAGCCGATGCGACTGCGCTGGCCACGCTCGACACGAAAGTGACGCAGCAGGGTAAAACGCTGGAGAGCCAGAGCAATTCGCTGACGAATCTGTCGAACAGTCTCTCGCAAGTTGCGGCAGATATCGATGCCAGCGGTCAGATACCGGGTAACCTGGTCGTGAATCCCTCATTTGAACGCGGGCTGGATGGTTATACCGGGCGGTCAACCGCGACCAGTGTGGTGGAGGTTTCCGCTCCTCACAGCGGGACGCGGGCGCTGAAGGTTGATCCGGGGAGCGTGTCTCCGGGGCAATACATCCCGTTTGTTCAGGGGCGAACCTATGAAATCGGGGTGTGGGTCAAGGAACCCGGAGCGACGACGGATAATGGCGCGGGGAACAACAAGTTGCGGATCGGTAACTCTGCCGGCCAGCCGGTCTTTGAGCGTCCGTACAACAGCGGCACGGTGGGGACAAACTGGACCCTGGTTTCCGGTCGCTGGAAAGCGACGGAGACAGCCAGCCTGCCGGTGACGCTGAGCAACTATCTGATTAGCGGCAGCCGCTACTTCGATGATTTTTACGTCACTGACGTTACCGACCGGGTGGACATCGATGCCACCGCCGGCGCCGTTACCGGACTGACGAGCCGGGTCAGCACAGCGGAAGGGGCCATCACCTCACAAAGCCAGCAGCTGACGAACCTGCAGAACAGCCTGAACACGACCAACAGCAATGTGTCGAAGAAGGCCGATGCCACGGCACTGACTTCGGTCGATAACCGGGTGACAGAGGCGGAAGGGAAACTGACCACACAGAGCCAGCAGCTGACAAATCTGGCGAATGTGCTGACGGCCACCCGCAACGCCGGCGACAACCTGATCCCGAACTTTGATTTTCTGCAGGGCAGCACTGCCTGGGATATTCAGTATCCAGCCGGTGTGACCTTTGGCGATTTCGGGGACGGGAAAGCGGGGGTCCGGCTGAACCGGACGACCACTATCAGCCCAGGAATTTTCTCCAACAACAACAAGCCGGTGCCGCTGAATGGCCAGCGCAAGTACCGGGTGGTGGTGAAGGCCAAAGGTGTTTCCGGAGCGATGAGTCTGCTGATCCGTCGCCAGAACAAAATTGGCCAGACGGATAGCACGTATGAGGATAAAACGGTCACGCTGACCACTGACTGGCAAACCATCACCTGGGAAACCGGATTGACGGCTGCCGGCGCGGACGGGCAGAACTTCAAACTTTATTCTCATCCGACAAACGGTGAAATCTGGCTCGATTCCGTCCGGGTTTTTGATATCACCGATGAAACCAACATCAAGGCGACCAGCGATGCTGTTTCGTCTCTGACCGGGACGGTGACGAACCAGGGGAACACCCTGACATCACAGGGGCAATCCATCACGGCGCTGAATAACGCGCTGGAAGGGGTCAAAGGCGATGTGGCGAAGAAGGCTGATGCGTCGGCGGTCAGTTCACTGACCAACCGGGTTACCCAGACTGAAAAGGATATCCGTAGCCAGGCCGACAGCCTGACCAGCCTGAATACATCGCTGAAGCAGCAGGCGACACGGGGAGCCAACGTACTGCCGGACGGCAGTTTTGAATCCTATGCCGTCGGCGATGTTCTCAGTAATGCCCGCGCCGTTATCACCAGTGAAGCTGCTCACAGCGGGACCAAAAGCCTGCGTGTTACGCGCAGTACGGAGTACAACCCGAACGCGACGGATAATAACGATACCCATATCTTTTCAGGCATGCAGGTTCGCGATAACGCGGTCTATTACGTGGAGGCGTGGGTTAAGTTGCCGGCTGGCTCGACCGCCGATCCGACCGTTTATATGGTACTCGGATTTTCCTTCCAGGATTCAGCCAATGGCTGGTCGTGGCCTGGCCTGAACGTGAAAGTCTCCGAGTTGTCGGTGGACAACTGGACAAAAGTCAGTGGCTATCTGACCAACAACCGAACCGCACTGAAACAGGCAATGGTGAGGATCTCCATCCCGAATACACCAAAAGTTCGCCTGGGTGACGCCTTCCTGATTGATGATCTGATCATCACTGACGTGACCGATGCGAAAGCGGCGCTCGATGCCGCCGATGCGAATGCGCAGGCGCTTTCCAGTCTGTCCGCGTCAGTCACGCAGAACGGGAAGAATATTACGTCTCAGGGCAGCGCGATCACGAAGCTGCAGTCGGATGTGACGCAACTTGGTAAGGATATCAGCGGCAAGGCCGATGCCAGCGCGCTGACGAATCTGACGACCCGCGTGACGGCTACCGAAGGCAGCCTGAAATCGCAGGGAGACAGCCTGACCAGCCTGCAGAACAGCCTGAACACGACTAACAGCAATGTGGCGAAGAAGGCTGATGCAACGGCGCTGCAGAGCCTGCAGAACACCGTTGAACAGCATGGCAGGGATCTGACCGCGCAAAGCAGCGCGCTGACGAACCTGGAAAACAACTTTTCCTCCCTGGCCGTTGGCGGGACCAACCTTATCCGCAATGCGGACACACTGGAGGGATGGAGCAGCCGCCACGCCACAGAGACGTATCTGGGCGACCGCGTGGCCTACACCCGGCTGGCGAAAGGTGCATCCGGTTATATCCAGCTGGATGAACAGACGCTGGATGTTACCGGGCGTACGGAATTTGTATTCAGCTTCTATGCGAAAGGGGCTTATGACGGGCAGGAGATGGCGAGTTATTTCTATAACCCGTCGAACACCACCACCACGGAAACCAGCCAGGGCGTTAAAGGCGGGGCCGGTGACGGCAAGGCGGTCACGAAACTGACCACCGCATGGGCGCGTTACTGGGTGAAATGGGTTATTCCTGCCACCAGTGGCACCAAACGGCTGATTGCCGCGCGTCTGGAAAGCGCGACGTCTGCCGACAAAGAAGTCTGGCTCTGCCGCCCTCAGCTGGAAACCGGGACCGTGATGACCGACTGGTCACCGAGTCCGGATGATGCAGCCAGCGGTATTACCGCGAACACCTCGGCCATTAACAGCCTCACCAGTCGGGTGACGAATGCCGAGGGGCAGCTGACCGCGCAGTCTCAGAGCATCACGAATCTGCAGAACAGCCTGAACACCACCAACAACAACGTGGCACAAAAGGCCAGCGCGCAGTCGGTGAGTGATCTCACCAGCCGGGTCACCAGTGCGGAAGGCAAAATCACCTCCCAGGGGCAGGCTATCACGAAGCTGCAGGGCGATTTGAGCAGCACCACCGATAAGGTCAACACCAAAGCGGATCAGACGGCGCTTAACGCGCTGACTGGCCGGGTTGAGAAAACCGAGGCAGGCCTCACGGCAGCCAACAGCAACATCGTCAGCCTGACGGCGGCGGTGAATGCCGGGAATGCTGCCGGGGATGATTACATTCCAAACCCGTCATTTGATCCGGCGTATGACCGCATGGGTTATGACGTGGTGGAGACCACCGCCGATGGTGTGCCGGCTGACTGCCCGTTCAGGTATGCCGTCCGGCTGGCCGGGCGAGACCATGTGCCAAAAATCAACAACATCGCTGTGACGCCGGGCGACGTTTACGAAATGTCTGCTCTGGTAGCGTGTGGTACCGGCAGCGCTGACTTTAATTTCTACATCGGTCGGGCCACCACTGCTACTGGTGGTATTGGGGCGAGAGCGTCCGGGGGAAACACCAGGACCACCACCGCGTGGAAACGAGCCACCTGGCGCTTTACTGTGCCGGCAGACACGAACTTCCTGCGACCGTTCCTGCAGGTTAATCAGAGCAGCCCGTTCGGCACTGTCTGGTACGCTGCCGACTGGCATATGCGTAACGTGACGGCGGCGAACAGCGCGCAGAAAACCGCAGATGCGACCGCAAAAGCGGTGGATTCACTGACCACCACGGTTAGCCAGCAGGGCGATACGCTCAGCAGCATCGGCACGCGTACCACCTCGCTGGAGAACAGCCTCCGATCGACAAACGATACGGTGAGTAAAAAGGCTGACACGACAGCGGTGACGCAGCTGCAGGGCACGGTGACGCAGCAGGGGAATGACATCGCGGCAGCCAACAGCGCGCTGACAAAACTCAGCAGCGATCTGGCCACGACGAATGCGAACGTGAACAAAAAAGCGGACGCAAGCGCGATGAACACCCTGCAAAACCAGGTCACGGAGCAGGGCAAAACACTCAGTGCGCAAGGGGATTCTTTGACGCAACTGAGTAACAGCCTGAGCCAGACGGCAGCAGATATTGACGCCAGCGGGAAAATGCCGGGCAACCTCATTGTCAACGGCAGTTTTGAGCGCGGCGCGGCGGGCTTTACCGGCTGGAGCAGTACCGCAACGGTGGCCGATTTACAGGTTCCGCACTCGGGTAACAAGGCACTGAAAATGTCTGCCGGCCAGTCTAACCTGGTCGGACAGGAAATCAGTATTACCCAAGGCCGTACCTACCGCATGGGGGTATGGGCGAAGCAGGATCCGGGGACCACGATTAAAGATGCGGATAACACGAAGTTTCGTGTGGCCGACAGCACTGGCCTGCTGGCCGGCTCAAACTACGGACCGTTTAGTTCTGGCTGGCAACTGGTAACGTTTGACTGGAAAGCCACGAAGACCACAATGGCCAGTTTCCAGCTGACGACCTTCCTCAGCGCGGGGGCAATGTATTTTGATGATTTCCATGTTCTCGATGTTACGGATGAAAAGGATATCGCGGCTAACGCCGGGGCCATCTCTCAGATGAATACCCGCGTCACCGCTGCGGAAGGGGCTATCACCACCCAGGCGCAGCAGCTGACGAAACTCAGCGGCGATCTGGCCGTCACGAATGCGGCGGTCAGTAAGAAGGCTGAGCAAAGCGCTGTCACCGGGTTGACCACCCGGATGACGTCTGCTGAGGGTAAACTGGATTCGCAGTCGCAGCAGCTCACCAGTCTGCAGAACAGCCTGACCACGATGAATACGGAGCTGGGGAAAAAGGCTGACACGTCCGCGGTGAGTTCACTGACCGGTCGCGTAAGCCAGGTGGAAAACACCATCACCAGCCAGTCGCAGAGCATCACGTCGCTGACCAGCACCATCAATACCATCCGCACTCAGGGAGCTAATCCGTGGGTTGACGGTACGTTTGAAAGCTACAGCGATGGCCAGGTGCTGGGCGGGAACGGCACAGCCGTTGTGGTGGCGTCTCAGAAATTCACCGGCGGTAAGAGCCTGAAGTTGAGACGGGATGAGAACAACAGCGGCAACAGTGATAAACAGCTTGGCACCTGGCAGTCAGTCCGTGAGGACGCGAAGTTCCGGTTTGAGTTCTGGGCCATGATGCCGGCGGATCAGGCGCCCTCCTCCGGGTGGACAACGCTGGTCGGTATCCAGTCGCAGAATGCTGCCGGGCAAAATGCGTGGCAGGCGGCGGTCACTGTCAGCGAAGCCGCTCTTGGTGCGCGTGATAAGTGGGTGAAATTTACGGGTATTGCCAGTAACAACGGGGGTGGGAGAACACGCGCAGTGGTCTGGATCTCCACCCGTGGCGCCTCCGGCAGCGGCACCCCCGGTTATTCGCTGTATATCGACGATCTGGTTATCACGGATGTTACCGATGCGAAAGCGGCACAGGATGCCTCTGACGCGACGGCGAGTGCCGTGAGCGGTCTGACGGCTCGCGTAACGGATGCCGAAGGGAAAATCACCGCCCAGGCGCAGCAGCAGACGGCACTGGCCACGAAAGTGGATAATGCCAACTCCCGCGTCGATAACATGGCGAAGACGCTAAGCGACAGCCAGAGCACACAGGCCAGCCTGAATACCTCGCTTCAGTCGCAGATTGACGCGCAGGCGGCCGCCAACATCAAAAACCAGACGACGCTGGACAACACGATTAAATCGGTGGCCAGTATCACCAGTACCCAGCAGACGCATGCAACGGCACTGGAGGCGCTGGCAACGCAGCAGACGACCCTGACATCCAGTGTCGGGGATCTCAGCGCTTCCGTTCAGAACACCGCCAAAACCGTGGCGGATGTGAATGGTACGGTGAGTTCGCTGTGGTCGATGAAGGTTGAGACGGTTAACGGGAAGAATGTTGGCGCGGGGATTACGCTGGGCAGCAATGGTGAAACAAGCGATATGATCCTCTACGCTGACCGCTTCTCGCTGTTTAACCGTAATAATGCGACGGCTGTTCCGGTGATGGTTGCCGAAGGCAATGAGCTGTATATCGATACGGCACGTATCAAAAACAGTTCCCTGACCTCTGCCAAAATCGCGGACGGTTCCATTACGAACGCGAAGATCGGTAACGAGATCCGCTCGAATAACTTTGTTGATGGCTCGCAAGGCTGGCGTATCGCCAAGGATGGCTCTTCGCAGTTCAATAACGTGATCGTCCGTGGCAGGGTTGAGGCGAATAGCGGTGTTTTCAAGGGAACGGTGCAAGCTGAATCTTTTATAGGCGATATTGCAACTTCTGCATCGTTCAACGGATTTACGGTTAAGGGCGGTGAAGGTTCTGGAACTATGAACGCATGGTATCAGAACAGTGGATACCCGATGACAATCACGCTGAACTGTACCGTACGATGCAACTCCTATAGTGGCGGTGTAACAGACCAGCGCAGCGACTTTTACGTAGTTCTGACATTCAATATTAATGGGGTGCAGAGTAAAAGACGTGTCGTTGTTGATATGCGGGATAAAGCTGGTGGCCTTGTGGATATTCCACAATCATTCACTGTTAACATCCCAGCAAGTAACAACCGCATCGGCATCTCGTTAACTGGTGCAAGCTACGGACCGCAGCAGAGTGAAGTTACAGTAGGTAATATTGTTGTGACAGCATTCAGAAGCAATAACGGTTCCTTTGGACAATAAGGAGAGGCCCTTCGGGGCCTATTTAATATGGCAAATATTTCAGATCAATTAGCTGCGGATATCCATACTGCGTTTGCGCGTTACGAAGTGGATACCGGGAACCAGCAACAATTTCTATTCGGGTCCCGTAAGGGGCCTTTTCTTTTCCAGGGATAATCATCCAGGAGCAACTTTATTATGGCGATGTATGAAGTCGGTACCGTCATGGGTGCCGCGTCGCAAGCACGGGTGACAGGTGCGACAACAAAATGGTCACAGGAGGCGCTGGGGATACTGCCCGGGTCGATTCTAGTGGTCTACCGCAGCGGTAGTGCTGACCTGTATGCGATCAAATCCGTGGACAGCGACACGCAACTGACGCTGACCAGGAATATCACCACCGCATTTTCCGGTGCTAGTTACGGCATTATTACCGCTGAAACCGCCAGCACCTCGTCGTTTGCTAACCAGCTGGCCAGCGCGTTTGCATTCTGGCGTAGTGTAGTGGAGGGCTGGTCGATGGCCCTGACCGGCAGCGGCAATATCACCCTGACTGACCCGATCACAGGAAAGCAGGTGACCGTGCCGGCGATAGCCGGGATGGCGAAGGCCTCGGATCTTAACGCGCTGGCAAAACTCACCGGAGGAAACAAACTCGACGGCTCGCAGGTTATAACCAGCGATAATGCCGGTTTTATACTCGGTAAGAACTCAGATCTGGCTCTGCTCAAAAAACAGGGGCAAGGCGGGACAATTGCCGTTGGCTCGGGAACACCGTTTAGGGTTCAGCGTTCAAGAGCGACCACTGTATCACCGGCAGACACCTTTGATGACATCCTCGTTATTGATGCCAACAACCGAACGACACTACCTGGCGCGCTGACTGCCGGCGGCGACATCGACAACACGACGAAGGGGTTGCTGTATACCCAGGCGATTGAGCTGTCATTTAGCACGCCATACATCGACTTTCATTTTAACTACAGCACCGACGACTTCACCGGGCGGATTATGGCCACTGCCGCCGATCAAATTAGTGTACAAGGTAGTCATTGGCGAGTTGACAGGGATCTTCGTGTTGGTGGTATGGCAGATATTGGAGGGTGGGCGCAATGCGGAGTCGACCTTTCGGCCAACAGAACAGACTTTGGTTCCCCTGCTGATGGTTCGTTGGTTTCAGGCGGACGTATTCGATCCAGAATGCTGGGACGCGGCGGTAACGGTGACACCTCCGGGGCGTGGGGCGGTTTCTATCTTGAAGAGTACGTGGGAACCGAACACAGGATTGTCATGTATATGGACGGCTTCGGGAGAACGGACGCATGGTCATTCCGCGCAGGGGGGACAATCTCTACACCTAAAGGCGACGTCCTGACCACTGGTTCCGACGTGCGCCTGAAAACAGACTTCACACAAGCGTCTGAAAACGCCTCAGAGCGCATTGAGCGCTTAGGGGTGTGTGAGTACCGGATGAAGGGGGAAACGCGCCGGAGGCGTGGTTTTATCGCTCAGCAGGCTGAAAAAGCTGATGATCTGTATACTTTCCTCGGCATCGAGCAGGAGATTGATGGCGAAAAATTTAAGGTGATGAATGTGGATTACACGGCAATCATTGCTGATCTTGTTTCGTCAGTGCAGGAGTTAACAAAACAAGTGCGTGATTTGAACAAGCTGGTTCAAACTACAGACGTACATTCAGTAACTTCAGAAGGTTGCCCTGTCACCTAG